GAGCGGTTTGTTTAGTCTGGATCTTCCGCTTCCAGAAGGGTTTAGTTTAGTCTCCACCCACGTGGAGAATCACCTGTGTTAGAATGGTGAACGTAACGAAAGGCTGATGACAGTTTATTCTTCGAGAAGCCACCGTGCAGACTGCAAGACTTTCCGCGTGTCCAACAGAAAATCTTCAAAGTTATCGATTTTCGCCGGCTTCAATTCGCCTGTGATGACTTTCAACACGTCTTTGCCGTAGAACCTTGTCAGCCGGTAGGCTGCACGCTTTAAGCCTACACGCTGGATTTCACTACAGATGAAACAGTTGTCAGTGTCGCCGATTCCATGCATCTCCGGCTTATGATACCAGATGTAGCCGCACACCGCGGCTGCCTGCTCATCCGAATACTCCGGCATTCCCTCCTTCACTTTAGACACACATTTGCTCCACCAGTCTTTCGGCGGCTTCTCTCCCTGATCAAGTCGTTTCATGCTTAAAATGCCTCCATAATCTTTCTTGTTCGCCATAATTGCACGATGGAAAGCTTCCGCCTCCTCTTTCGTGTCGAAACATTTTATGGTTTCCCCCGCCTCTTCACCGTGGCAGTGAATCACACACCACTGGTTGCCCCGTTTCACAACCTTGTCCGTTTCCACTTTAACCACAGAATCTACGCCTATGCCGCATAACGGGCCGGGGCAGCGGCCTTTTTCAATCGGCGCGGCCACGTGGTCTATGAAAATGTCTCTCTGCACGAAGTCGTATTTCATGCCGTTCCACACGCCTGGAGAGGGATCCATCTCGTAGGTGAAGCCTATGCTTACGTCTCTCAAGTCGCCCGCTCTGACTTTTTCGAGAACGTCCTCTGGAACACGATGTTTAAACCATCGTATATCCGCTTTTATGCCTTTGCGGCACGGCCTCTTTGTTTTCGGGTCTAAAAGGTTTTTCACGAAACGCGGGTTTTCCGTTACTCCGTAGATGTCCTCTTGCCTTTGCAGCAAGGCGGTTTCAGGATGTCCCAGTATGCGAACCCAACGGTGGTCCGCTGTCCAAGCTGCTTTTTTTAGTTCGCTTGCGGGCTTGTACGCCCAGCCTTCCGGGTATTTATGCACGATTTCGCTTGCGATTACTGCGGGCATTACGAGGTAGTCGTCGCTGTCTTCTATGATTTTGTCGTCGAGGGTGGCTCGGTCGAAACCGATTTTTCGTCCACTCATTTTTACAGCTCCTTGATTTTTTCCGCAAGTTCCAACGCAGAAGTTAACGTGATATGCTGGGAGGCTAACCGTTTTAGTTCTGCGATTTTCTCTTTTCTGCGGGCTCGATACTCACGCATATACTCATTAAGATTCTTTTCTCGGCGATACTTCCGCATATATTCCCGCATATATTCTTTGGGATTCGTAGGCATAGTTGTCACTTCCAATGTTTATGTTTCCGCGGATGAGTAGGTTTCCTTCCAGTTTCCAAACACTTTTCTCTACGCTTTCCTTCAGGCAAAATTACACCCCCTTCGGAGTAACCGGTTCATACCCGTGTAAAATGCGGTGTAAGACGCAGCGGCAGTTCGGATGCACATTAGGATAAATCGTGCCTATGTCAACAATCTCCAAATACGGAAAGGTTAACCGTAAACTGTTGCCTCGGAAAATGTTTCGCTGAGCAAACTCTCGGCAACGCTCACATGTCCGCCCGTCCAAAGTTGCATCGTAAAGCCACAGGTCGTTCTCACTGAAAAAAGTGGTGCCCGCTGGAAACTCACTCTTCCGAACCCGCTTTACCGCGTCCACCGTTCTGACTAGGCTTAACAACTTCCGTGACAATGTAACTGTCTCCCAATACGCCCTCAGGCTTTTTTGGCTGCAACGCTGCGCCTTCACCGTTAGGCAACGGGTCTAAATTGTTCATGGCACGAACTTCGTCCACAGTCATGTACTGCAGCCGTATCTGGTTCGCCTGCTCCTTCAACAGCTCCGCCCGCCTGTTATCCAGCTCCGTCAGTTCAAAAGCGCTCTCCCACTTCACCAAATACTCAAACCGCAACGGGGGAGCCACGTCATGCTTAACCCACCGTTTCACCCGAGCGGAAAGGCTTTCGCCAGCCGTGTAAGGCAGCCCTTTAATCTGCCTGCCCGCAATCAAATGGTCAATAATCCAGCGGACACACGGCTCCACCTGCGCTTGAATGCTGCTTATCAACTTGTAATATTGCCGCTGGTTAATTTCGCTGCCCGTGACAGCCCCAGCCTGAGCACCCCGCAGCACAGGCTCCGGAACACCCGTGCCGATAGCGATCTGTTCAAGGTTTGTTTGGAAAAACGGCTGCGGGTCTAACGCTTTGCCCGCTGCGCCTGCAAACGTGAAATCCATATCACCGGTGATGCCGATGTACGTGCGGGCCATCAAATTCGAGAAAGCGTTACTGTCAATCCATTCTTCAAGCTTCTCTTTAGTTGTGCCCGGCGGAAACTTGATAACGGGAAAGCCGCCGCCTGTCCGGTACATCCACTGCGCTGCGCCCCACCGGATGTTTCTGCCACATGTCAAATCATCCCAGATTGGGTCTAGAACGCTTTTGCCGCTGCTTCGAGTCTGCAGCCGGTAACACCGTGAATAGTGAACGTAAAGAAATTTTCCGTCGCCCCGGTTAACCTTGTACACTACAGGCTGGCCGAACCTGCTGCTGTTTTCATTCTCATCTTTAACCCACACCTCCACATGGGTTTTCGGGTAAGCGGACAACTGTAAAAGCTGGCTGCCTTCCCTTAAAGGCTGCTCTAACTGTTTAATGTCAGTTGCATCGCTGAAGCCGCCGACAAGCAAGCTCCAACCGTAAATCCGCTCATACTCCAACAGTTCCGTCAAGACGGGCTTAGCGTTAAGCTTTGTAAGCGCTTTCTGCACAGCCTCGTCAAGCTTAGGGTCGCCTTCTTCCGTGTTGGGATCATCCACTTTAAACCATTTGTCGAAAACGTCGGCAGCCATCTTATACGTGAGGAAATGCGCTATCGGCTCACGGGTTGCAGCGAAAAGACGGTCGTCATCAGAGATTTCGTCGCCGAACCCTGCGCCCAGTTCAGTGCTGACCTGCGGTATGCGGATGCTGCTGCCCTGGCTGGTGTCTGCTGCCGGATGCACGAATAAGCCACCGTCTTTCGTAGCTCGTATTCCTTCTGGCGTGGTTTTCGGCATTTACCTTAACACCCATGCAGGTTTAGACCCGCGATTCATAAGCGCGTACCGCGTCGCGTCCATAGCATGATCGTTCTCCTTTTTATCTGCGTCGTAAACCATGACTTCGTGAATCCAGTTTACACAACCGCTTAAAACGTAAATACGTGGACGCCCATCAGCCTGCACGTGGAAGCGGCCGCCCAACTCGTGGATACCGTCGTCCCTTCGACTCTTATCAGGATACGCTGTTAACCCGGCTCTGCGAAACGCGTCAATAGTTTGAGGTTCGCTGCGGTCGCAGTAGACAGGACCTCGGCCCCAACGGGACTGCATAAGCAGCAGTTCCTCCGTTAACACTTCAGGCTGCACCCGGTTCTGGTAAAACTCGTCCAAGATGTAGGCGCGGTCGTCGCCGTCGAAGCCTACCGCCACAATTGCGGAAGGGTTTGTCCATCCGAAGTCCACGCCGTAAACCACTTGGCGAATCATGGTCTTGTCAATTTCCCTGAGCTCGTGGATTGTGCTGTCAAAGTCGAAGCTTCCGGTGCCGGCTGGTGTAAACTGCCCCTCTATAAACCGTTTAGCGAGGCTGCCATGATGAGACGCTTGAATGTCACGTACATAGCTGCGCGGCAGATACGGGTTGTCAAATAGACTCCACCGATAAACCCGGCTGTTAGGATCACGCGTTTCAGGGTCTTCGAAGAACTGGTATAGCCTGTCGCCCGGCAATAGAGGCGGCGGTGTCGTAGTAACCCAGGCGCCTTGAACAGTGCTTGTTCTTCCGCTGCCGCGTAGTCTGCGGAGAATAACGTTCCATGCTTCATCAAACTTGCGGATGTACTGCGCTTCATCTACATGAACCCAGTCTATGTTAGGGCCTTCAGCCATCTCCGGGTCTTCAAGGCTGCCGAACCATAGGACGCTGCCGTTCACGAAGTCTATGCGGTTGTCGCCGACGCGGTAAGACTTCACGTAAGGGTTTGCTTCTAATGGCTTGCCAAGTAGCAGAGGACTTTGCAGTGTGGGAATTAAAATGCGGCGCACCATTTTATATGTGGGTTCGAAAACGTAGCCGACGCTGCCTGGATTTTCCATACTCCACAACAGGCCCTCAGCGAGGCCGCATAGGGTTTTGCCGCTGCCTACTCCTGCGAAGACTGCGCGGTAACGGTGTTGGTAGCGGCCTTGGTGGAACTGGGCTTGTTTACTGTGCGGTTCGTATTTCAGTGTGATTGTTTGCAGAGTCATCTTTTTTAACCACAAGCTTAGGAGACACTTTAACCACAAGCTCTCCCGTGACAGCTGTGCTTGCTTCTATTTTACGTGGAACAAGCTTACCTAAAAAAGCGACAAGATCGCGGTCTTCCATCTCGTCTATGCGCTCGTGAAGTTTGGAGAGAATCTCGTTTGTTATGAGGGTGAAGTCGTATACGAGGTTTTTGCGGAGCCATCTTACGTCGCGCACTATGGTTTCGCGGCTTACTCCGAGGGTTTCAGCTATTTTGGTTTCGGTTAGTCCTTGCCGTAGCAGTTCGAGGACTTTTATTCTTCTTTCAAGCTGTCTGATTTGTGGCATTTCGGGTCATTCTGTGACTTTTTAACGTGTTGCTTCACTCATCTTTACACGCTGGTTTCTAGGGAACTCTGCCTCGTCAATATCCGCTATAAGGTCGGGAATGTCTACGCCTTCCATTACGTGGTCGCGGTTTTTCACTGCTACGTAGATGGGTAAGCCTTTCGTGGTTTTTACGCTGTGCTGGTAGATTGCCCAGTTTTTGTGTTCACAGATTTTTCTCATAAGGTTTTGCGCCGCCAAATTGTGAGGTGGTCAGAGAGAAAGAAGAAGAAAAAACATGCGTTCTAGAAGATTCTAACTGGCGTTTACGCACCTAACGGTTTCCCGCAATAAGGACAACGTTTAGAAAGGTCTGCTCCACAGTGTCTACAATATTTATCCCATGGGTCAACTAGTCCGCCGCATTTAGGACATGTTATCTTCACAGTGACATCTGTTGTGTCAGGGTAATAATCGTGGTTATAATTGTTGCCTGTAGATTCACAGTAAATATTTTCAATCTCAATTTCAGTTATTTCCCCTTCTCACTCTCCTTTTTTACGTCTCCCGCAACCTCACAGTTGGGAGATGCTCTTATCACCCACCGTCAGGGTGCGTCGAGCTTTTAACACCATTCATTATATGTGAGGCTGTCTCGGGCAAGTTTATCAGTCATCCTCTTCTTTTTTTTCATTTAACCTTTACCTTTAATGTAGAAGCCCCAGCTAGGCCACGAAGTAGCGTCCGATGGAATGGTTAGGTTTAGCCATCCGCCAACCTGTTCTGAAGGCGCCAAGGTGGTTCCGTTGCCTTGCCACTGTAGTTGCCATCCGCCTGGCAAACCCACAGACTCGAGAGTGACGGTTAGCGTGGTGCCGCCCGTGTTGACTACGGTGAAATTTTCGAAATAATAAGTGTAGCCAGGTTCGCATTCTCCCCAGTCTATTGTTGTTCCGTTGGCTAATGATGTGCCGTCGAGGTATGCTTCGAGTTTTGAGGTGATTATTGTGCCTGTGTTGGGGAAGTATAAAGTATACAGTGTTTGGGCGATGGCTATGGTTGCAAGAGCTACTGTGGCGATTAGGGCGACTGTTACAAGAAATTTTTTAATGGTGTTCACCTCCAA